TGTAGAAGTGTTATCTCTTGGATCAATATTATTTACAATAATATCAGCGCCGTTAAGCGTTACGACAAGCCCACTTTGACCCTCTGGGCCTGTCGCACCCGTTGGCCCTGTCGCACCCGCCGCACCCGCCGCACCTGTTGGCCCAGTTGGCCCCGTAGCACCCGCTGGTGGAGCCGAGTCCGTAGTCACTTGCCCCGTTGCCACTTTTGCGCTTTCGTTTCCAACACGGTCTACGGAAGAAACCCAATAATAAAAAGACTGAGAGTTGTTCAAACCACTGTCGGTAAACACAGTCCCAGATGACTTGCCAATAAATGAAGAAGTTCCTGAGTTGTTGGAAGTGTTTCGGTAAATAGAAGAACTCCCCAAGTCTATGTCACTTGGATTAGTCCAGCTAACAACGACAGCATTCAACGTTCCGTCTGCGGATACATTAGTCGGAACACTAGGCGCGGTTGTGTCTTTGTTTATATAACCACCAGAAAGGATTGCAGCTTGACTAATAACCGCTTCAGGAGAAACCTTTCCGTTTTCGGTATGTGTTCGTGCGCTAATAGAGTGTCTTATATAGTCGCCCGAACTTGATCCGATTGGTGGAGTTGACGACATCCCAGAAAACAGGACAGAGCTTTCTGTTTCTGTAAGGCTTACGCTTTCAAAAGTGCTTGTTTGCTGTAAGACATTCGAAGAATTATATCGATGCTTTAAAAGCTTTATTTCTGTAAATGTGAAGTTTGGATGACCTCCATGCGTGACAGGAACGCGCATCGCTAAAACCTGATTACCCGCTTCATCCAAGAAGTTTTCTTTGACAGGGGTTCCTAATGTAGGCGCTGTAATTGTGTCGATGAAGCCATCTGCAAGCGCTGTTCTGGTGAGATAGTCGTGGTCGGCTGTGTCCCAAGCATATGAACTGTCAGCATATTCTTCTAAAGAAATCTTGACCGCACCATCTGGTGTAAGTTGATAAGACGAAATGTGCCACTTTGTGGCAGTTGTGACGATGCTATCGGTTCCAACGTTGGCAAGCTTTTCTGGCTCAAAAGTAACTGTCACAACGTCCATTACCTTGAGATAAGAAAACTTCGGCTTCAAAACCAATTCCATCGTGTTCGTCAGTGAGTTTTCTTTCAAAACAATGGAAGCCAGGCGCTGCGCCCTTGCCTCGTCCGTTATCATCGAAAGATCTATTTGCTGTAAATGCTCTCGCCCGTCACTTGCGATCAATGATGAGCTAGAAATGGGGCTAAAGTCTGTTTGCTGGAAGTCGCTGTCTTTATCAGTAAAAGTCCCAGAAACTTTATTAATGCGCCCCGCAACTTCTGAATTTATATTTATATTAAGCTCGGAAACTATGTCATCTTCGGTCAGCCCTACTACAACGCTTGAGCTATCCTTTGGAACTATAAGGCGAAGAACACCCGCTTCTTCGACAAGGGTTCCGTGACAAGGTACTAAAAGCTGTTCAAGCGTGGCAATGACTTCATCGTTTAAGAACGAAACCCCGTTCGTTGTATATCGTGCCTGTGTGCTATTTGATCCATTTGCGAGTTGAATGTTTACATTTTCGTCACAAATATCAGCCGCTGCTCTCATTGCAGCCATATCTATATCAGAAGGATCAACGGACATTCCGTTTAGAAGAAAATCAAGAACACAAAGTGCTGAATTGTTTGAAAAAACCCAAGTTGTATCGTCGTCGTATCGATGAGAGCCAGAGCCTCCACCAACCCCGCCACCGTCTAGCCTCGGATCATAAATTTTGCGGCCCTGCACCTTCACACGGACTTGAGGGATGCCCTGTGTCCAGACCTCATTGTTGTGGATTAATTTATAAGCAAGCCAAGAGTTCCCAGTCATCTTGTGGTTGCTCGTCCAAGAAGTGTTTGCCGTTAAATTTACAACGCTAGAGCTTGATCCAGAATTTCCATTTACACCAACTCTGAATGTTCCATAGCCGCTATAAGAACCCGAACTTACTGACGCGCCAGCGCCATCAAGGTCGCCCGATAGTGTTTGCTCTACCTCATTAAAATAGATCTCTGTGGCGGCGTTTATTGGCCCTTCGCCTAGATAAACGACACGATAAAGATCTTTGTTATCTGTCCCTGCTGTCTCTTGAAAAATTAAATGCCCATTAACAACCATTTCTCCATAAATAAACCTTCTTGGAGCGACAGTTCCAAACTGCATGTTTTGAATTTCTTGAGCGCGATTGCGAGCCTTTCTACGGGCATCAGCTTCCATTTCACGCATTTTTTGTTCAGCAATTTTTACACTGACATAACCAGTCGCAATAACCATTGAGCCATAAACAATCACTTGTGCAGCAGCCATAGAAAGCCCTGCGTTCATAAGGTAAACAATACCCGCTGTGGCTAATTGGGGCATTCAAATCTCCATCTGGTGGCATGTACGGGATTACAGACAGTGATGCCGCTTTCATCACTCAAAAACGCAGAGCCGCCCTTCCAGCCAAGCCCTAAAGTGTGCTTGTCAAAATCCAAGACCAGATCCCCGTCTCGAGGGTTTTCTGCTTTAGTGAACCCCATTTTGAGGATAAGGCATTCGTGCATTTCGCTGACGTTTTTAAATTTAAACTTTGTTGCAACTTGCTCTAATTTCTTGAATGAACTGGGCCAGTTTTTCCGATTTATTTTGATGTTTTCTTCAATCACGTCAAAAACAGGGACACCCAATCTTTGGAAGTATAATCCAGTGAATAAAACGCAGTCGTTTTCTCCATAAGAAAAACCTCTTTTCATGGCTCTGATTATATAGCTGTCTAGACTTATCATCCGTTGCCCCAAGTTACTTGCTTTAAAGACCCGACCCCATCGGCTAAAAACTGCAATGATTGGTCTGTGCTATCTTTTCCCTTTTGAGATCCATCATTAAGAGCATCCAGTCTGGGGCGTGACCAATCTGAGAACTGACTGACGGTTTTGATTACGATGCTCGTGTTGCTGCTTGAAGTGTTATACTTCACGCTATCGACCAAACCCTTGTGAACCCTAACCAAGTTAAAATTCGCATGTTCAATCGTGCCGCTGGGGTTCATCGCCGCATCGTAAATAAATGCTTGTGTCCTATTGATGTCGTATGAACTCGTGAGAAATAAATTTAAAAGCTCATTGTTCAGCCCGTTGAAAACTATCTGTAGGCCATTTCTCTTTAACTCTGTTGTTTCTGAAATAGCCGCTACGCTGACAATACCCTCGCCACCGTAATATGTTGCTGTCGAGCTATCATCAGGCCCGTTTACATCAAAGTCTAAAGATGAAGTGTTGAACCGCAGAACTCCATCCGTAAAGGGCGAGGCAGTCCAGTTTGGCACGACCAACCTTATAAAATAGCAGCGCGAAAAATCTACAGACCGAGCGCTTTGTGCAGTGCTGTCAAACTCTCTCGACATTAAAATGACTCCATAAAGGAAAAACCAAAGCTACCCAAAACAGGGGGTGCAATTTCCCATGAGTTTTGATCATTGTTTGAAAGGCGCATGATCGCCCGTGGCGCATGTCTTGTTAAATTAGCTCCCGTCGAGACAGCCCCTCTAAGTGCTGGCGCAAAGTTGATCTGCGTTGTTCCTGTGTTTGTGATTGTTGCATCTGCGGTGACAACTTTTAATTCTTGGCCCTTTGCCGAAGTAACGTGAAAATAATCACCTTTTTTGAAGGCTGAGACTGTGCCAGAAATGCTTGTTGAGCTTTCAGAACTACTTCTTTGGATAGTCATCTGAGTGGAGTGAGCGGATGCCGCTGTCTGCGCTTGTAAGACCACTGTAGAGGCCAAACCAGAATTTGGGGTATCTCTACTTACATCGCCAAAAGCAAACGTGTTGAACGCGCCCTCAAGCTGTGTGAGGAACACTTTCAAGCTGTCAAAATCATCACCCGTAAGGTTTTCCCAATTCGCTGACCCATACCATCTTGCGGTTGGTAGCCTGACATGCTGACTTGTGCCTGTGAACTCTGACACAAAAGCTTGAGAAGATCCTTGAATGCCGAACGATAAATTCGTTGGGTTTATAATGTCGGGAAAGGTAATCAGAGCCATTATCTTCTTCCAGTTAATTTAGAAACTGACCCACCATCTTGCATGTCCTGATAGATAGATCGTCGCGTGTTTTCTTGGATGATTGCCGCTTGCTGGCGAAGTCTTGCCTCGGTTGTGTGATCTGCATTTCTGAAATCAAAGTTTTGATTTATCGTGACGCCACCGCCGCCGAGTTGATCGTTTGAATAAAGCCTTCCAGCTTCATTCGGGACAAAGACTTCTCGACCTCTTTCGCCCACTACATAGGCGCGATTAGGGGCCATCTGACCACCGCCAGCCATAAAGCCACCAAACATCGCTGTAGCCATTTTTGCCATTGCCATCTTTGCGGTCATGATCAAAAACTCTTGGGCCATGTCTCGCATGAAGTTCTGGAAATTGAACTTTCCTGTTCTCAAGAACTGATCCAGCCCGTCCTCAAGACCCTGATACATCTGAGTGCCGAACTGCATGGTTTTTTCAGCAGCATCACCCGCCGCCGCCGCCGCCGCCATAAATCCATCTGAAAACTTCGAGGCTGTATTCGAATATGTAACGCCAAGCTTTTCGAGTATGTTGTTGTATCTGTCAGTAGCCTTATGCAGGGCTGTAATGTTATCTTTTTCCTTCTGTTGTTCAGCCGTTAATTGACCGACCAGAGGGATCTCCGCTGCGATTAGCTGACCCATCAATTCTTTCTGACTGTTGAATTGATCGAAGGTCATTTCACCTGTTTGCAATAGACCAATCATCTTTTCGAGTTCAGTGTTCATCTGAGCTTGCAGAACATGCGCTGCGAGAGGCTTTGTGGGGCCACCTGTGCCTCCTGTGCCTCCTGTGCCACCTGTCGAGCCAGATGCGCCACCAGATAGCCCAGAATGAGGATTGGGGCTATTTCTGCGGCTGTTCATGCGAGACAACATGCTCACAACATAATCTGAGGCCGTTGTTGTTTTGGTGGGTCGTTTTCCCTCAGTTGCGCCCTCCAATCCAGCGCCCACAGTGCTTCTAAGCTCTGGCGGTAACATACCCAGAAGATCGTCCATTGTTGGCGCTTTTAAATTTATCGTCCCAGTCGCGTCGAAGTTTTCGAGGTTTGAAGTTACGCCCAAAGAGTTGTTGTAGACCTTTGTTAAAAGATCCCCGATTACTGGTGTGACGTTTCTGTATCCCGTAGCTGTAAACTGACCTTGACCATTTCCTTTAACACCGCCCATATTCATTATACCGCCAAGATATTCGCGCTGCGCAGAGGTCATCGCGCTGTTTGGGTTCATGAAAGCTTCAAGAAGTTTTTGATCTGAACCAAAATCAGTGTGAAAACTGTATTCCTGACCCTCCATTCTTCCCGCGAAGCTTTTCTTGATCGTGCTTAAATCGCTTCCCGATCTCTTTGCGCCAAGCCTCATCGCCTCAAGAGCGCCTAATTGCCCAACATTGTCGCCAACATTAATGCTGCCACTCATATGTTTTAGCTGATCAGTCATCATTGACATCATCTTCGCCATAGTTTGGGCGAGGAAGTTCAAGATTGTTTCGCTTAGATTTGCCAGAAGCCCCCCAGCGATCCCCAGAATGCCCCCAGCAGTGCCGAAGAGTATATATCCGACCAGACCCAAGGCTCCGATTTGACCGTTTGTGAGGGTGTTTGTGTCGTTGTATGCGGATGTCATCGCATCATAAAAGTTGAGAAACATATTCATTGCGTTTCTCATTCCATCGACTGCCCCCGCCGCAAAGATTAATGCGCCTTCAAGGAAGTTCGTAATGGTTTCACCCGCTGCGGTAGCATTTTTCTTAAGATCGCCAATCGCCCTGTCGAGATCGCTGTTTATGACCTGAGTGGCTTCTTTCAAAAAGTCAAAAACACCCGCTTCCATTAGGGTTGCTTTTAACTCAAATATTTTGTCGCCAATCATTGAAAGAGCGCCAGAAAATGTTGTGGACATCTGCCCAGCGACACCCTCAAGAATACTTCCACCGCTTTGAAATGCTGCCACAAGTTTCTTTTTTGTTTCTTCTGCGCTGTAAGAAACACCCGCAGTAAAGCCAAGCATGGCAAGGACGCCGCGCTCTCTGAACTGATCAGCCGAGGCAGCGCCAGCCGCAAGCATTCTCATCAAGTTGTTTGTGCTTTCTTCGACAGTCAGACCCGTGACCGCAGAAATATCAGCCGCCGCTCGCAAGAAAAAATCAACTTCTTTCGCGTCACCTTTTAACTGTGCCGCCATCCGTGTTGATGAACCAATTAAATCCTCAAAACTAAACGAAACCTCTGTTGCAAACTGTCTCGTATTCTTAAAAATCTGGTTGGCAATTTTGGTGTCTTTTGTCACCGCCACCATTTGAAACTTCACTTGTTCAAGGGTGTTCGCAACTTTTATAAAATCTCGAACGACCAAACCAGCGCCCAAACCAATAAACGCCGCCTTCAAAGAAAAAATTTGCCTCGTTAATCCTTGAAAAACTGAAAATGACCTTTGAAACGCGCCTTGGATGACCATTGCGCTTCTTTTTGCAACACCCTCTAGATCTCTAAGAGTTCTTTTTGCTGCATCGGCGGCAACGACAATATTTAGTCTGGCTAAAGTGGTCATTTTGTTTTTTCACCCGCAATCACGACATATTCAGCGTCCAAAGTTTGAACCAAGAGAATGAAGCCCCAGAAGTCTATTTGACTTGTCATTTCGGCGTATTGTGCAATTTCTCCGAAAGGGATTGCTCCAACCGCCATGCCTACGTTGCGACTTGAGGATAGAAACTGAAACGCTTCAACGATTTCTCCCTCTTCTGGTGTAAGATCTGGACGTGATTGCAGAAAAGGCATCTGTGTCGCATCGATGGTTCCATCTAAAAGTTTTTCCTCATAGTGGCCCCACGTCATCTGCCATCGCATCCAGCGTTTTAGTTTTTTGAGCTTGTCTCCAATTTTTCGTTTCTAAATCTTTCGTTGTCTTGAGCGTATTCCAAGATCAACGCTAAGAACTCTTCAGCAGTCGCATCAGACAAGATCTCAAAAGCTCTTTCCTTCGAGTATTTGATTTCTTTCCCGTCAAGCGTCAGCCCCCTCCAATCAAGCAAGATCGTCTCTGAAACTGCTCGCGCCATGATCTGGCCCTGCATTTCCATGTCGAGCTTTCCAGCCTCATATTTTCTCTGATGGGGAGCCATCAAGGCATTGAACCGTGTCTTGAATTTAGGGTTGCCCATTCGTGCAATCAGAAAGGATGTGGTCATATCATGTTCGACCCACACCCCCTCGTTTTGCGTTTTTCTATCAACCTTGACTTCTGCTAAGTCCATTTTTTTCTCCGAGAGTTAATTCGCGGTCTGGTCACTGCCGTTGACCGCGCATCAGGTTAAGATGAGGCGTCAGCCCGTGTGATTTTTAATGTGCAATTTTCAGAGCTATCAAACTTGCCTTGAAAGCCCATTTCGACCATGACATCCGCGTTTGAAGAACCCGCAACGACTGTGCCGCTGGTGAACTCCATTAATGGGATTTCAAAGGTGTATGAGTTGCCGTTGGTGTTTGCATTATCCTCAACCTTGAACTTCAAGCCTGACGCAGTGCCAGCGATATACTTGTCAAACAAAGCCTTGGTTTCAAAGTAAACTGACATAGTGCCAGTGACTACGAATTGACCCAGACCGATACGCGCTGCGCCAAGTGTTCCGATCTCATTGTTCACGCGCAAATTGTTTGCAATCGTCAAAGATAAGTTCATGCACTTCGATAGGTTCGAAAGGCTTGACCCTTCTTGGATAAGTGTAACGTCATCAATGGCGTTCATAACGTCTGTGCTGCTCACTGAGGTCGCGTTCGGGGCTTTTAGTTGCGTTGTATCGCTCACGTCCAAGGTGTTTCCTATGGCGCTCACAGAGCCAGTGACGATGCTGCCAGCCGACAAGTTCAATGACATGCCATCAAACATAATGTCTTTAATTCTGTGAAAGCCGCCTTGAGAGCCGCCAACGCCGCCAAATTGCTTTTCAAGCGTGTAGGCTTTTGTGGCTGTCCCGTTTTTCAAGACGTTTGTGCTGAATGAACTACACATCACGCCTTCGAGAAGGTCATCCATCGCGTGATTGTAGTCGGAGCCACTTACGGCATATGTGCCGCCATATGAAAGTTCGAAATTAATATCACCAGAAACGGAAGCATCTGTTCTGATTAAGTCAGACACATTTCGATCAGACCTGATTTCATCAGACTGCGTGTTCGAAATGTTATATGTCAAGCTTTCGCCCGTCATTCTAACAGCTTTGCTTTCGATTGTATTTGGTGCGACTGTTCCCCATGCTGTTTGCGGAGCAAGCAACAGGGCTGCGCGATTAGTGTCTGTCATCTTTAGCCTCTATGCAGTTGCGTCCCTATAGTAGGGGACTGTTAAATTTAGCTGGAACCTTCCTTCGACTACCCCGACCCTTTGGACGTTTGGGGTTCGACAGATGATTGTGCCGCTGTTTCCACTGCTAAAACGCTGGTTCCGAAAGATCGCGGCTATCGTGTCGGCGTAAGTTCTTGCAGTTTGAGAGCCAGAGTTTGCATCAACAAAAATCTGGATCGAAATAAGTCCTGTGTATCTGTGGCTGGGCGTTGTTCCTGTTAGTTCAATTTGAGTGGCAGAAGCATTCTGAATGAAAATCGCAACGTATTCGCTATCAGTCGGGCGAAACCCAACATTATCAAAAGCAATCGGAGTGGTTGTCCAATTGTCCTTGAAGCGCTTTTCAATTGCCGCTCTTTCATCCGCAAAACTGCTCATGATTTGCCTATTTATTACATTTTGTAATTTTATATATCAAGACTTAGCCCTTTTCTAGCTCTCTTAGCGTTGCATTTATTTCAGCTTCGACTTGAGCCACTGTCAGATCAACGATGTTATCTTTTAAATCTATAAACGGGCCATATTCGACGTTGTTGGTTATATAAACCTCACCCCTGCCGCTTATGTATCCAACCGCGTTTTGGGATTCTGGCCCGTAATAGTTTTTCTTTTGATTTGGAGCTTCGGATAGAACAGATTGATCGACCACTTCCTCGGTTATATTCCAAGACCCGCGCAGTCGCCCCGTGTCAACTCTCGTATTCGCCTTTGCCTTATCTAAAACATCAAAGCCAACGCGCCGAACGGCTGTCTCAATATTCAATCCAGCTTGCTTTACAAATTCCGAAAGATCCAATTGAAAAGATTTTTCCTTCATAGTGCCACCGCCACATCATAAGTCGCCACAAGATCCCCAGAAAAGTTTGGTGTGACCGCCGTTACGTTGTACTTCTTTGCATTGAACTCGATCTCATATCCGACCTCTGGCGCAAAATCTTCACCCGCTCTTGCCATGATCAGAACAAAGCTTGCCTTGTCATATGAGGCTTGTGCAGAAGTTGGTTGCCCCGCAGATGCGAAAGTGTCGGTTGTGCCGCCAGCCTTTGTTTTTGCGCTTGATACAATTGCCTTGCGAGTTTGCTCTTGTTGCGACTTCGACAAAACGCCTGTGGTGGGATTATAGCTCGACACCTCACCGCCTCGCATGATGACGGTTGTGCCGAACTGATTAATCATTTGTGCCGCCACTGGGCCGAGGGCGTTGTCGAGAGCCGTTGCCATATTACACCTCGTGAGTGATTTGCGGGATTATATTACATTTCGTAATAAATGTCTCCATGCTAATTCACATCTCCCTCATATCTACTCGTCCACATGGTTAAGGAATATTTCACACCCGATTTTAACTCATCAACATGGTGACCGTGAGTGACTTGTGAGGGAAATAAAATGCAGTCACCAATCGAAACGTATTCGTTGTCAAAAGTTTGACGCGGGAAGATCAGAGTTGCCCCCTCATAATCATCGTTCAGCTTTACTGATCCTGTCACATGGCTTGCATCGCAATGCAGCGCCAGTGTCTTTTGCGTGTCCACCGAATAGCGCATTGAGAACGCATCCCGCAGCCCGTAGTGCTTCATTGGCGTCCAGTATTTCTCACTTATCACGCCGAGCTTTTCATTCCACAGGCGCTCATATTCGCCCCACAGGCCCAACTCTTTTAGCCTGATTTCATAGGCAGGGAATTTATCGTCAGGCAGTGGTGACCAGCCGCCATGCGCCTCAGACTTGTCGATGATGTATCGGCACTGACTTTCCGTCAGAAACTTCGTGACCAAAATATCGTTTGCCACAACCTCAAAGTCTAAATCCATATAATATGGACTTTCGACCTGTTGCGCTTCCTCAACGTAGCCAAACGTCTTTGCTAAATTTACAAACCTAGCCTTGGCTTCGTCGCCACCGTTCCCGTGATATATGCAGGGGCAGCACATACCGTTTAAAATTTGACCATCTTGAACAGAAACCTCATCGTTGCATTGAAAAATGTAGCCCTCATAATCCAGCTTGATGCTCAAACCTGTTTGATTGACAAAGCGCTTTTGCATCCAAAGTTGATCATCTTGATCGCCCATAACGATCTCGTTGAAAAATTCTCTTAAAGCTTTGACGTTTCCCATATAAACGCCGCTGTTCAAATATTTATACGGCGTAGGCGTCATGGGAAACATAGGGGCCATCTTTGGATCAGGCCAGCAGTCCTTTTCAGCCGCAAAAAGTATATCACAATCAAATCCCTCGAAGCGCTCAACTATCGTTAGCAGATCATCGCAAAACAAAACGTCATAGCCATCGACGAAAAGAACCGTGTCATTGTCTGGAAGCGTGAGAAGGTGATTGCGTGTTAAATTTATTTTTTGACCGCCGCCGTGCGCTTCCATTGAGCCGCCTGTCCACTCAACCCCCTGTCCTAAATTTGAATACGTTATGCCGTGACGATTTGCTGATTGCTCAAGCGCCCACATTCTCTCTTGGTCTGTGCCTACTGTTAAAACGTGATTTTGCATTGGTGCTGCCTCTATTGTGCTGGGTCTTATTGATCGTGGGATTTGCTTGACCCGCTCTGGTTCAAAGAAGTAGTTTTCTTTTTTTTGCATTAAGAGCGTTAGTGGAACCCACTCATCCACTGGGATAATGTTTTCTGAAAATCCATTGATTAACAGTCGCGCCGTTGTCGGTGTAAGAGCATAGGCGTGGCAGTTATACCAGTAACCCAGAGTGTTTTTTCTGTAGCCTAGCCAAGCGCTGTCATGATGTTTTAAAACCGCGTCAACATTTGTGACATCGATGCTTTCAAAGATCGCATCTTCCTCTAGGATTATGCCGTTCAGCCCAGAGTTGGCTATCTTTCTCCAAACGCGCAAATGGCTCACAGCGCATCCGAACTCTGTTTCGAGCATATGTCTGTCGAGTATGGGGTCTTTCCACTCTGTGTCGGGCTTACAGCCGCTCTCAGCCTCTAGCTCAACCCAGTCTTTGCCCCTTGCGTCAAAGGCATCGCCGTGCAGAGAGATTTGATATATTATTGCCACCTTGGCCCCTCAAACCAAGCAACAAGGCTTTTTCTTGTGCCACTTGTGATAGGCAAAACTCTATGCCGCAAATAGCTTGGAAAAACTAAAACTGTTCCCTTGAGGCGAGATGAGGCATCTGGGGTTTGGCATTCTGCAAACTCAAAGCCCCCGCCTTTATATTCGCTTGGATCTGAAAGTTGCACCGTAACGCTTAACTTTCTATCTCGCGCCTCGTTGCCATCCCAGTTTACATCTATGTGCCAGTCGTAATGACCACCCTTATTTGCGTGATATTCTGTAAATTGGATGTCGCATATATTTTCTACTTTGCAACGAAAGGCGCTCTCATTTGCCGCCCTAACATATTTCCAGAGAATATCTTGAACCGAAATGTTGCCACTTAACCAAGCAACATCGCTTGATCTTACGCTTGTGTCTGCGTCATTAAACGTTGTGGCTGACTGAGTGTTTAAGCTTGAAGCTTCATTAAAGATAATTGATAAATCTTCTTTAGACAACCCGCCAGACCACATTTGCCAGTTTTGCCGCATGATCCACCTTTGCGAAAAAATTATTCTATAATTATATTAGGAATAGGCTGTATTGCAGTTAACTCATCAGTTGTTGATGCGGCATCTATAGATGGCAGTGCGGGGGCATCACGCAAAGCCTGTTTCTGTGCAATAATATTTGTGGTGTCTGCGCCAGTCTCCAAGGCTTTCATGTAATCTGCATCAAGATTGGCTAACGGCTCAATCCTAGCCTGACGTATTTTATCACGCCAAACATCCTTAGCTCTTTCTATATTAACAGAAATTACGGCTGTTTCTTCGTTGACCTCCCAACTCTCACGAAACACCCTCTCGTCTGGAGCGGTAAAGCTATCAGAATTGTATGCTGTTGCGCCAATTTGAATTAATATACTCATGTTACCATCTCCCAAGCATTGCGAAATTGTCTGTCGGTTAAGACTTTCTCCGTATTAACAATTTTAAACATTGGACGGTTATGCTTCTCTGACCAGCACTTGCGAGGCAAGTCTTTCATGCACAAATATTCCATAGCTTCTTCTTCCGTTAGAGGGCCAATGCGTGGTGCAGTCCATTGCAAAGCGTGTTTATATGGATCGTGTTCAAATGTTTCCTGACGCCCTTCTTTTATAGCTTTCTGCTCATCGTCTTGAAGCTGCCAGAAAACCCATATAGGCGGCAGACCACCAGACATAGCCATGTCTAACCAATTCTGAGAAGGAACAAGAACCTTGGTAGGCTCATCTAGAGCATCAGGATCATCAAATAAAACACTATATTTTGTCATTTTAACTTTTCTTAACGAAGAAGCTGGGCTGAATTGTATTTACTATCTTCATTACCAGTAGAACCTGAGTTTGCGGCTTTTGTAAGGAAACGAATGAAAGATGAAGTCCTTGCAGTGTTACTTACTTCAACTAAACATCTCACACTTCCATCGGACGAGCTATACACGCCGCCAAAATAACCAGAAAACACAAAATTTGCATTTGTTAAAGAGCTTGATAAATTTATACCAAAATGCCCTGTACCATAATCTGTAATTGAACTCACGTTTCCGTCATTTCGAATAGAAGTAGTGCCTTGAGCGTTCCAATTTACCCAAGCACCCTGTGCATATGCACCTGATCCACTAAACGATCCTGTCGGGCCTGTCGGGCCAGTTCCTCCACTTGGGCCAGTGCTGCCTGTGTTCCCAGTCTGACCTTTCTGCCCTTTCTGGCCCTTCTGACCAGTTGGGCCTGTGCCGCCTGTCGAGCCTGTTGGCCCCGTGCTTCCAGTAGAACCTGTGTTCCCAGTTTGGCCTTTCTGACCCTTCTGACCCTTCTGACCAGTTGGGCCAGTTCCCCCAGTTCCACCTTGAGCGCCGACTTCGCCTTTTTGTCCCTTTGCCCCGTTGGAACCGTTTGAGCCACTAGAACCAGTGGCCCCGACCTCACCTTTTTGGCCCTTTGAGCCGTTCGACCCATTCGACCCAGCCTCACCCTTTTGTCCTTTTTGACCAGTTCCACCAGTCCCGCCTTGAGCGCCAACCTCGCCCTTTTGCCCTTTTTGCCCAGTTGACCCACCAGAACCTTGAGCGCCAACCTCGCCTTTCTGACCTTTTTGACCAGTCGGGCCAGTTGAACCAGTC